TGCTATCAATTATAACAAAGCATTTATTCTTGTTGAGGTTAATGATATTGGAGATCAAGTAGCATCTATCCTCCAATATGATCTTGAGAATGAGAATCTTCTCATGTGTGCTATGAGAGGTCGTGCTGGTCAATTAGTTGGTCAGGGATTCTCTGGATCTAAAACTCAACTTGGAGTTAAGACAAGTACAACAGTTAAGAAAATTGGTTGCTCTAACTTAAAGCAATTGATCGAAGCAGACAAACTACTTGTTAATGATTATGATATTATCTCAGAACTAACTACCTTTATTCAAAAGAAACAATCCTTTGAAGCAGAAGAGGGTTGTAATGATGACCTTGCAATGTGTCTGGTTATCTTTGCATGGTTGGTTGCACAAGATTATTTTAAAGAGATGACGGACAATGATGTTCGTAAGAGATTATATGATGAGCAAAAGAATCAAATTGAGCAAGACATGGCACCATTTGGTTTTATTGATGATGGTCTGACTGACTATGAATCGGTAGATACTGAAGGTAATGTTTGGTATATCGCAGAAGATGGAACTGGTAAATTTGTAGATAGTGGAAGTGAATATGGAGAACTCAATTATATGTGGGAGTATAGATAATGGAATTTGAAGATGAGTTTGATTTAAGTCATCTTCTTTTTAATGAAAGAATATGCAGAACCTGTCACGTGAAGAAAGATTTACTTACTGATTTTTATCTAATACGTAAAAATAGTAAAGGATTGCCATCTGCATATTCCTATGAATGCAAGCAATGTACGAAGAAAAGAGTGTCTAATAATAGAAGAAAGAAGTATGATATAGGTAACTGGCAATACCCTGACTGGTAGAGGGTTCATGCAGTGTTTTCCCTTTGAAAGGTGTCAAAATAATAAATACTTTTAGAAAATATGACACATTTCTAGGAGATAAACATGGCAGTTTTACGCTCACCTGGGGTTGTTGTTAGGGAAAAAGACCTAACGAACGGCAGAGCGGATATTACCACAGCAAATATCGCTGGTTTTGCCGCACCATTTTTAAAAGGACCTATTGGAGAAGCAGTCACTGTCTCCAACGAAACAGAATTAGTTGCCACTTTTGGCGAACCAAACGCAGCAAATGCTGAGTATTGGTTGTCTGCAACTAACTACTTAAACTACGGAGGAACTCTTTCGGTAGTCAGATCTGACTCTGATGACCTCTTCAATTCAGTTGCTAGAGTTGGTAACTCTCTTAGCACTATTACAGTTACTAACGCATCTACAAACGGTAAGTATGTATCTGCTCCTGCTGTTTCCTTCACTGGTGGTGGTGGACAAGGCGCTGCTGCTACTGCACTGATTGATGCAAACGGTAAAGTAACCTCAATCAACATCACAAACACTGGTAGTGGATATACCTCTGCTCCAACTGTTGATATTGATCCTGTTGGTACACCTGCCATTGCAACTGCCGCTCAAGGCGATGATGCAACTGCAACCGCTGGTGCAGGTAATGTCAGTGGTGGTGCATTAACTGGTACTGCAACAATTACTGCTGCTGGTACTGGATATTCTTCTGCTCCAAACATTACCGTAACAGGTGGTGGTGGAACTGGTGGATCTGCAGTCGCTACTGTAGTTGGTGGTCAAATCACATCAATTGCACTTTCTGGTGGTTCTGGTTACACTTCTGCACCAACTCTGGATATTGAATCCCCAACTGGTGTTGTTGTTACTATCACTTCTGCTGGTACTAACTACGATCCTGCTGGAACTTACACAGTTAACGTTTCTGGTGGTTCTACCGTAGGTGGTGCAACATTCACTGGAACACTGGTTGTAAACCAAAGTGGAGAAGTTACAGGAGTTAACGTTGCTGATAATGCAGATTTTGGTAATTACTCTAGTTTCTCTGGTGTAACACCAATCATTCCAATTCCTGGTACAACTGCTCTGGCAACTGCAACTATTGCAGCAGACCCAATTAAGATTTCAAGACCAGAAGTTTATGAAGCATCTTATTCTGGTAATACCAGTGGTTGGTTGTATGCTTCTAGATCTGCAGGTGCATGGGGCAACTCTCTGAGAGTTTGCACTGTTGACCGTGGTCCTGAGCAGTCACTGTATTTAACATCTAGTCCTGCAGCACCTGGTGTTGGTTCTTTCGTAACCTCTGGTTCTAAGAAAGGAAAGGTTATTGATACTTCTACTGGTACTGATGGAAACTTAGTCGTTCACGTTGTTATCGTAGATAGCACAAATAACGATGCATATGTCTCTTGGCCATCTATGGGTCAAAGATTTGCTGATGCAGATTCAGTAACTATTGGCGGTCAAGCATACACACTGAAATCAAGTGGTGGTGTTGATGACGGTTCTGAGTGGTATTTGAACAAAGAACTGTATGCTGGTTCTGGTGTAAAGTGGAACTCAATCGCAGCAAGACCAGGTACTTCGGATGATGCCGAGTCATTCAATGATAAGTATGCTTACGATAGTGTACACGTTGCTGTCATCGATGAGGATGGTTTAATCTCAGGTGCAAAGAATTCAATTCTTGAATCTTACACTTATCTGTCTAAGGCACATGATGCTAGAGGTCCACAGGGTGGATCTAACTACTATAAGAAAGTTGTTTCTGACAGTAGCACAAATGTTTATGTTGGTGACACCGCATATACATATGCAGCAAAAACTGCAGATTTTGAACCTGCTGGTTCTAAATCCTACTCACTGACAGGTGGTGCTGATTATGACCTTCTTGGTGGTGGAGAGTTTGACGTTTCAGTTGGAGAACTGAATGCTGGTTATTCACTGTTTGCTGATTCAGATAACGTCACTCTTGACTATCTGATTATGGGTCCTGGCATGATCTCAGAAGCAGACACCAGACAAAAACTGACTCACATTGCAGGTATTGCTGCTGCAAGAAAAGATTGTATTGCGTTCGGTTCACCACACAAAGGAAATATTATTTCCGCAACTGGAACTGCATTATCCAATGCAGATATTACTAAGAACATTAAGTCGTTCTATGCTGCAGTAGGAAGTAACTCTTACCTGGTTCTCGACGGAAACTATAAGTACGTCTATGATCGTTGGAACGATGTATATCGTTACATCCCTTGTAACTCTGATGTTGCTGGTTTGGTAGCAGACACTGCTATTAGAAACGAACCATGGTTCTCACCTGCTGGTTTCTCTAGAGGTGGTATTCGCAATCTGGCAAAACTTGCTTGGAATCCAGGCAAAGCAGACAGAGATGAACTTTATGCAAATAGAGTAAACCCAATCGCAACATTCCCTGGTCAGGGTGCAGTTCTCTTCGGAGATAAGACCGCACTTGCTAATCCATCTGCGTTTGATAGAATCAACGTTCGTAAGTTGTTCTTGGTTGTCGAGAGAGCAATTGAGCAAGCAGCAAAAGCACAACTCTTTGAACTCAACGACGAGACCACAAGAAACATCTTTAGAGCTATCGTTGAACCATTCCTTCGTGATGTTCAATCAAGAAGAGGTATCACCGATTTCTTAGTTGTTTGCGATGAAACAAACAACACTCCACTCGTTGTTGACAACAATGAATTTGTCGCTGAGATTTATATCCAACCTGCACGTTCGATCAACTTCATTACCTTGACATTTACTGCGACGAGAACTGGTATCTCCTTCGACGAGATTATCGGTAGATGATCTGTAGGCAATAAATAAAATTACGGAGACACAAACAATGCCAAACATTAACCAGTTCAAATCTAGATTACAGGGCGGCGTCCGCCCCAATCTATTCCAGGTAGATATTGTTTTCCCAAGAACATCATTTGACTTGGGAGAAAACAAAACTACTGCATCTTCTCTTGCTGAGGCAGGAAGATATCTCTGCAGATCTGCACAAATTCCTGCAGCAAACCAAGGACTTATTGAAGTACCTTTCAGAGGTCGCTTCCTTAAAATCCCTGGTGATAGAACCTTTGAACCATGGACTGCAACCTTCTACAACACTACAGATTTCGATCTGAGAGCAGCATTTGAACAGTGGATCAATATCGGCAACAAAGCTGATGAAGCACTGGGTACTTATGAATTTGGAAATGCTGGATCATTCTCTGAATATTTCCAGGATATTACTATTAGACAACTTGATAAGAATCCTGATTCTGCTGGTACTGCTGCTGCACTGAATGGACCTACTCCTGCAGATCCTAACAAAGTTCTGAGAGAGTATAAACTCATTGGCGCTTGGCCAACTAGTGTTGGTGCAATTAACCTTGCATACGATAGCAACGATCAGATTGAAGAATTTGATGTTGAGTTCCAATATCAGTATCTTGATGCTGGTGAGAAGAACTTCGCTCAAGGTCAGGGTGAATTCACTAAACTCAGAAGAGTTGGTTCTACAACCGCAGGTTAATTAGTATGATAAATAGAGTAACGGTCCAGTTACTCTATATTTGGAATGGCGCAATTATTTGGATTTTCAATTAAAGATGAAGATCTCAAGAAGGGGGCGAAGGCAGCTACGTCCCCTGTTCCACCTACAGACAATGACGCTAGTTCAACCATCACTCCTTATGGGGGATGGTTTGGTCATTATGTAGATCTTGATGATACTAAAAAACGTGACGAGATTAATCTCATCCGTCGTTATAGAGAAATGGCACTTGCTCCAGAAGTGGACAGTGCCATTGAAGATGTAACAAACGAAGCGATTGTAACTGATAAGGATGACAGTCCAGTAGAATTAGAACTGTCTAACTTAGAAGTATCAGAGTCGATCAAGAACCGAATGAGGGAAGAGTTTGATCATGTCAAACGTCTTCTTGATTTTGATAAATCTGCACATCAAATCTTTAGACGTTGGTACGTTGATGGTAGATTATTTTATCATAAAGTTATTGATTTAGAAGATCCTTCAAAGGGTCTTTTAGAACTCCGTTACATTGATCCTCTTAAAATTAAGAAGGTACGTCTGGTAGAAAAACCAGCGGTAGACGCAGATCAATTTAACAAATACGACTACGGTAAAGTCACAGAATTTTTTGTTTATAATGCAAAAGGTGTAAACAATACCAATCAAGGAATTAAAATTGCAAAAGATGCTATTACATACGTAGCGTCTGGTATTGTAGACCAGGGTAGAAATATGACCCTGAGTTATTTGCACAAGGCAATCAAGTATCTTAATCAATTAAGAATGCTTGAGGACAGCATTGTCATCTATAGATTGTCAAGAGCACCTGAGCGTAGAATTTTCTACATCGATGTTGGCAATCTTCCTAAGATCAAAGCGGAACAATACCTGCGTGATGTAATGTCACGTTATAGAAATAAGATGGTATATGACTCCAGTACTGGAGAAATCCGTGATGATAAAAAGCATATGAGTATGCTTGAGGACTTCTGGTTGCCTCGTCGTGAAGGTG